ATCATTTTGTCTTATCGACAACAGAATACTGCCACACTTATAGACTATTGTCTAGCCTAATTTTGATCTTTCCATCACGCTGCTCAAACTTTCCTTGCTTGCAAAGCTCGTTTAAACACGCGTCGGCGGTGTTCGGTGGGCAAGCTAACCCTGCGCAGATCAAATCCCGCACCACATCCCACGACTGCCACCACTGCCCGTCTGTTTCGACCGCTTGGCTGTACTTCGCCACCGCATACGCTAAACGCTCGGTTTTTGGGTCGGCAAATCCTTCGGGCGCGTTGACTGTCAAGTGCGGCAGTCGGTCACGTATTGCCTGTAGTTTGTCCATCACTCATCTCGGTAGCTCAACTATTGCAAAAGTAGCACAACTATTTTGAGTTGAGCTACCACCTAAGTTATTGATTTATACTCAAAGTAGCTCAAGTGGCTTAAGTAGCACATATATATATAAGAGAAATATTAGTAATAATATATAAGACTACCGTAGAGAGTTGAAAATAGTTGAGCTACCAGCTACTTGAGCTACCAAAGCACTATTTTATGATGTAAATCATGTTTTTATGTGGTAGCACAACTCTAAAGTAGTTGAACTACCAATCAGCTATGCTATGATCATTGAGCGGCTAGAGGGCACTCGAAAACAACTTGGTCAGTTGCTGCCGCATATCAACGACCATCCTAAGACCAAAGGAGCTATTATGACCCCCGTTGAATACTGGGATTCTTACGCGTCTGCATCGCCAGACCACCCCGCACTTAAAATCCACAACATCCCTGCCGAATGGTGCAAAACCATTCCAGAAAACGCGCCGATCCCGTTTCCCGACAACGATGATTTTCTGGTGCTGCCGCTACACGGCGCGTCTGGCGACATCCTGAGTTTGGCGTACATCTACCCTGAGTCTGGCCGCACGCCGCGATACAGCAACGGCTACCCACAGGGTGCGCTGATCTGCGGCACGCCGAACAAATCCACGCCCGTTTACCTGCTAGTAGACCCAAGCGATGCAATGTGTTACTACAACGCTGGGCATGTTGCTCTAGCGTGTTTTACTCCAGACGACTGGTCGCGCCAAAACATCAGCAAAAAGCTCACCAGCGGACAAAACCTTGCCGCTGTCGCAAAAGCATGGATCAAAGCAGGCTATCAGGTGATCGTGCCCGTGCCATGCCACAAGGCCGATGAGTACCGCAATCTGCTGTCTGACGTATCCGCAGCCAAGATCATTCCGTTGCTCGCACCTGTCGCGTTTTTAGAGCCAAGCGAGCTAACGACGGCTTACAGCCGTCATGTCGAGCAAATGCCGCGCAGCATTGACGTACATAGCCCACTGGTTGACACGACCGACAAAGGCAAACCGCTGTCCACATCGGACAATCTAGCTGAAGTCGCTAGGCGTATTGGCTGCATCATCCGCTACAACGTCATCAGCAAAAAAGTCGAATTGATCATGCCCGACACGTCGTTTAGCATCGACAATCACGCAAACGCCTGTTTGTCAGTGCTGATCAGTTGGGCAAACCGTTTTAAAATGCCGACGGGCAACACAGAGTTATTTTTAACCCAGATCGCCGACCAAAACCCATACAATCCCGTCGCCAATTGGGTGACATCACGCAAATGGGATGGCAAAAGCCGCATACAAGCATTTTACGACACGCTCACTGAGGTTGAGCCGCGTTGCCTACCCGATGGCCGCCGACTGCGTGACGTACTGATTATGCGCTGGATGGTGAGTGCTATCGCCGCCGCGTTTGAACCGTCTGGTATATCGTCACACGGCGTACTGGTTTTGCAAGGCGATCAGTATCTCGGCAAAACAAAATGGATGAAAGACCTAGCGCCTAAATCGCTTGGGGTGATTAAAGACGGCTTGACGCTTAATCCATCCGATAAAGACAGCGTTTTACAGTGCGTGTCGCATTGGATTATTGAGCTTGGCGAGTTGGACGCGACATTCAGAAAATCGGATATTGCCAGCCTAAAGTCGTTTATCACATCCGATCGAGATATTTTGCGCCGACCATACGACCGCTTGCCGTCCGAATTTGCACGCCGAACCGTATTTTTTGCGTCGGTTAACCCTCGGCAGTTTTTGCACGACTCGACGGGTAATCGACGGTTTTGGGTAATTGAGTGCAGCGACATTAACCATAATCACGGCCTAGACATGCAGCAAGTATGGGCTGAGTTTTATGAGATGTATAAGGCGGGCGAAGCATGGTTTTTAAGCCCCGAAGAAATGGCGGTATTGAACGGCAAAAACGAAGAATTTATGGCCGCAACGCCTGCGCTTGAAATGGTTGATAGCGCGTTTGATTGGGGCTTGCCAGCAAATAACCGCGACGTGTTAATGACCGCCACACAGATCGCCCATGCGGCAGGGATTGAGCGTCCGACCAAAGCGGACGTGAATGATATTGCGCAGCATGTACGCCAGAAATATAAAGTGATACAACGGGGCGACCCGCGAACGAAGGTCAAAAAATTTGTCATGCCTGCCACCCTGTTTGCAGGGGGCAATGATTGACCAATTTATCGACCTGCTACGCGCATGGTTAAGATTGAGTATCGGCACGGTGCAGCAGCTTGCCGATGTGTCGGGCTACAAGCCAAAAACCATCCGCAAGTGGTTGAGCGGCTGCAGAAAAATGAATGGGTTTGTCGCAGATGTTTTGCTGACAAGCATGGGTGTGATTGAGCAACGGAGTATGAAAAATGAGCATTGATTGGAGCAAAGCGCCGGAAGGGGCGACGCATTGTCTGATAAAAGACAGCGGCACTGCTTGGTTTAGATTTAAGGACGACCTTTCGTTTCCGAACACTTGGAAGGACGGCGAATGGAAAAATGTTCGCCTGCCCACTCGCGAATTGACGCCAAAGCCAAAGCAACCCAAACGCCTAACCCAAGCTGTGTTTGATGGGTTGCCGCCGGAATATCGGTGGGCGTACCTTGACAGAGACGGCGATCCTTGTGTTATTGGCGATTTTGAGGCTGAGCTTGACGCAAGGTTTCCAGATCATCAGCCAGGTTGCTACGAGGACGGGCTTGAGCTGGCTGCTTGGATGGACAGTGTTTTGTGGCGCAAAGAATCAATCCACGACGTAGCGCGGTCAATCGAAGCTGCGCGGCAGGTTGAAGCGACACTAGCCGAGCGTCAAGGCCAGTACGGCGACTTTAAGGACGTTGCCCACTTATCGCAGGGGTTGCAGTCATTATTGTCCGTTGGCAACTTTAGCGACACACAGCAGGAAGCCATGCAGATGATTTGCAGCAAGTTGGCGCGTTTGGCGTGTGGCGATGCGGATCATGTGGATTCGTGGCATGACATTGCAGGCTATGCGACGCTGGTTGTTAAGGATTTGGAGAGCGCAAAATGAGCGTAAAAATCCAGTGGGCAACGCCTGAGATCGACAAGCAAGTTATGTTTATGGCGCGTGTTAGCAATCCGACCAACCAGAACAGTGAAAACACCCGCCTGCTGCACTACTGCATGGAACACGGCCATGTGTCGCCATTTGAGATGGCAAACGTCTGTCTGGAAATTAACACGACACGGGACATTGCCCGTCAGATTTTGCGCCACCGTTCGTTTAGTTTTCAGGAGTTTAGCCAACGCTATGCAGACGTGAATCTGCTTGGCGAAATGGTGGAGCGTGAATGCCGTATGCAAGATACGCAAAACCGCCAGAACTCGCTTGAGTGTGAGGATAGCATTTTAGCAAGCGGTTGGGATGCTATGCAGCGCACCGCATGGGTGAGAGCAGTTTCAGACTACAATCAGGCACTAACCAACGGCGTCGCCAAAGAAGTCGCACGCGCTCTATTACCCGAAGGTCTGACACCAAGCCGCTTGTACATGAACGGCAATCTGCGCAGTTGGATTTTTTATCTAAAACAGCGCCTTGATCCTACCACGCAGAAAGAACACCGTGTCATTGCTGAACAATGCTTATCCGTCCTGCGGATTGTCGCGCCTATCACGATGGCGGCGTTTTTTGGTGAGCCAACATGAACCACGTCGAAATGATGCGCTTGGCTGAGCGTGTAACTCAAAACAGCGATTGTGCAGACCGGAAGGTTGGAGCAGTTGTTGTCTTAGCCGAAGGTGGTGCAATCTGCGCCAGCAATACAGCGGCATGGGATGACACAAATGACAATCATGCTGAATCAAAGTTGATCATCATGGTTGAGCTGATGCGCAAGAGCTTGGAGGGCGCAACCCTCTACACCACATGCCGACCTTGCGCTCGATGTACTGACATGTTGGTGGGCAAAGGATTGAAGGCCATCTATTACCGAGATACACAACCAGCAATGGAGCATTTGCAAAAACTGCGTGATGACGGTGTGCATCTAAATGGTTGGTGGATTAAAGGACAGTTGCCAGTACCGCTGGATCAAGTGCAACAAACATGGGCGGCGCGGTGGCAGGAGGGTGTGTGATGGTTGAGGTCGATATACGCAAAGATCAATTCATGTCTTTGATGCAGCACAACACGGGATTTTGTGACGTGCTGCATAGCATGGGGGAGCTAAAAAAAGGGGATTTGGTCAGCGAGTGCGGATTTGTGTTTGTTGTTGATCGGGTGGTTAAGGGTGATCGTATGGATCGTGTGTGGCTCAAAAAACGGGGGCGGCAATGATCATCCCCGACTACCAACTACAATCCCTGCGCACGCAAGGTTACGCACAGTACCGCGTGCCAACGAGCGATGCGCCGCGTACTAATGAGTTTGTGCAGGTCGATGGCAAGGAGTGCCGTGTGTTAATCGTGCGGCACGAGGGCGATGGGTGGAGTAAGGTGTGTGTGACGATTGACAAACGGTTGTTGACATGATATCAGTTTGTGAGTATAGTTAATTCATCGGGAAGCAATAGTGCAGGCCTGAATCCTTAGGGGAAAGATCATGATCACCATCAGTTCACAACGTTATCTAAACGACGCAATCGTTGCACAGAAAATTGAAGCGCAAGACTTTGTTGTTCTGGTAAGCCCCGAGTTTGAAGTTGCTGGTATCGTGGTTCGTGTCGTTTTAGATGGACATCATAGCTATGCGGCGGCAATCGAAGCGGGTGCATCACCTGAATTTGTCGAAGCAACTGGCAGCGACCATGATGCTGTTGGTGTTGAGCGGGACAATCCAGAGGAATTTTTGACCATCACCCACATGGGCGATGATTACTACAACATCGAAACAGGCAAGGATATTTGGTGATGACTAAAGACCAAGCCCTTCGCGCCGTCGAGCTCATCGGCGGCTATCGCAAAACCGCAAGCATGGTCAAAAACCTAAATGGCGAGCCGATGCATGAGGGCAATATGAAAAAGGCCATCAAAAGAACCGAACTAGTGCCTGATTGGCTGTCAGCACAAATCATTGATGCGCTTGAACATCATGCACTTGATGTTGAGTTGCTGTTGTTGGATTTGTGATATTCTATTCTTACACCCCTTTCCCATGCCTTCGGGTGTGGGTTTTTTGTTTGGAGGGCTAGACGTGGTGAATCTAACGCCGAAGCAAGAAAAGTTTGCGCAGTGTGTGGCGGATGGTATGACACAGGCCGACGCATACCGGACGGCGTATGATTGCAAGCCAACGACCAAACCGGAAAGCATACAAGACAGCGCGTCAAAACTAATGCGGGATGCTAGGGTCTTGTGCAGGGTTGATGCGTTGCGGCAGGCTGCAATTGAATGCTGGCTAAAGCGCCAAGTCGAAAAAATTGATGATGGGTTTTTTAAGAGCCAAGCAAAAGCAGTCCTTAGCGCCAAGCCTGACCCCGAGCAAAGCCAGAATGCAAAAATCGGCGGGATTCCAAAGTCTTTGAGATACGCAGTATTCAAGCGCGCAAACTTTCGTTGTCAGTGCTGCGGCGCAAAACCAACAGCCGACAATGATGTACAACTTCACATAGACCATATTGTCCCGCAGAGCTTGGGCGGTGGGCATGAATTCGACAATTTGCAGTCCCTGTGTTCTGATTGCAATCTAAGCAAATCAAACAACCATGCCTATGATCATAATTTGGAGGTGGATTTATGGCAGGTTCACTAACGCAAAAACAGGAATCGTTTGCTCAAAACATCGCGGACGGAATGACGCAGGCCGATGCATATAGAGCCGCATACGACTGCGCACCAACTACAAAGCCTGAAACCATTCAGAAGCGCGCATGTGAGTTAATGGCAGACGGGGTAATTTCGGGTAGGGTTGCTGAACTGCGCGAGATGCTGACCGAAAAGGCTTTGTGGTCAAGGGCAGATAGCGTAAACATCCTAGCCGAAATTGCGCAGGATTTAGGCAACAAAGCAGGTGAGCGGGTGAGCGCAATCAAGGAGCTCAACGCGATGCACGGATGGAACAATAAACAAGTCATTGACCACACATCATCTGATGGCACAATGTCGCCAAACAAAGCACCAAAAGACCTGACGGCAGAAGAATTGGCGGCAGAGTTGGAGAAACTAGGTGTCAAACTCCCGCAAACTTGAGTTGATTCGCGAGCTTAAGATCAGGCAGGCGCGAGAATCGTTCCTAGCCTTTCGAAAACTCATGAATCCAAAAGACAAGTGGGGGTGGTGGCAAACTGAAATCGCGCAAGAGTTGCAGCGTTTTTACGATGACATGCAAGCAGGCAAGCGCCCTAAGCTAGTAATACAAGCCCCGCCGCAGCATGGTAAGTCCGTGCAAGTCGTTGATTTTATCGCGTGGTTAGCTGGTAAAAATCCTGATTGCCGCACGATTTACACGTCATTCAGTGAGCGTCTAGGCGTCCGAGCCAACTTAAAGCTGCAACGGCTCTATGACAGCCAACTGTATAAGGACATTTTCCCAGATACTCGAATCAATCAATCCAACTCGGTTACGGTATCAGGTCAATTCCTGCGCAACCGCGAGATTTTAGAATATTGCGACCATACTGGCTACTTTCGAAACACGACAGTTGAGGGCGCAATCACGGGCGAAGGGCTGGATTGCGTAGTTGAAGGCACTTTGATTGATACCGATCATGGCAAAATTGCCATTGAGGATTTGGAAACCCTACCATTATCTGTTAAGATACTAGCATATAAGGATGGGGTGCTGGGATATGAAAGGTTATGCGGTTTCGCCCGTCGTGAGTCAGTTGGGATTTACAGGGTCACCGATTCTTTTGGTGGATTTTTTGAATGTACTGGAGATCATCCAGTCTTTACGCAAAACGCAGGATATAAAGCAGCGGCTACGCTATCCGCCGGTGATACTCTCGTGCGGCTCGTGCCAGAAAGACTACCAAAGGCCAGCGTTCGAAATCATGAAATGGATCAAGGCGGGCGGGCAAGAAAGTTATTGTTCTGCGGAATGCAGAGCAAGCGGCCTGAGTGTTCGATTGCGGCGCAAGTGCGAAAAATGCGGTGTTTCGGTCGAGGGGCAAACGAAGTACGCAAAACTTTGCAAGCCATGCCGAGCAGAATCCAGAACCCAAAGAAACGCAGTCCCAAATTCGCATCGAGCGGCTACTTGCCCCATGTGCAACAATGGATTTCAAGCGCGGCGCAGGTCGGAGGGCGTTTACGCAACTTATTGCTCAAAAGTTTGCGCCAGCAGGGGGCATTCTGCAGCTATGTATGGTCAAGCAAACCCCAACTGGCAAAATGGCGCATCCAATCAAGTCAAGGACGGTCGAACATCGCGAGCTTATCGCCATATCAAGCCATTGATACGCAAAAGGGATGGCAATGTGTGCAATCTATGCGCGGGTGGCTATCGCTTAGAGGTGCATCATATAGACGAAACCCCGTCCAACAACGCATCATCAAACCTAGTTCTTTTGTGCCAGCCCTGTCACAACGAGGTGCATCGGCTGTTGCGCAAAGAGCCGAATTCTCCAGTGTTGCAACTGTTGAAAGAGTGCGCGAAAAAGCCATTACCTACGATATAACTGTAGACAATGCACACAACTTCTTTGCGAATGGAATATTGGTGCATAACTGCGGGGTTATTGACGACCCGATCAAAGGGCGCAAGGAGGCCAATAGTTTGACCAAGCGTAATGGCGTTTGGGATTGGTTTGTCGATGACTTTTTTACGCGATTTAGTGATGATGCTGCACTGCTTTGCATATTAACCCGTTGGCATGTTGACGATCCAATAGGGCGTCTAATTGCGCAATCAGATGGCGTTCGCGTGTTGTCATACCCTGCAATCGCCGAACACGACGAACCAAACCGCAAAGCGGGCGAGGCGCTTTTCCCTGAGCACAAATCACTAGAGTTTTTGCTTGAGCGCAGAAGCATAATGGACACCGCATCATGGCTATCACTTTACCAGCAAACACCGATTATTTTGGGCGGCGAGTTGATTAAAGGTGATTGGTTCTGCCGGTACTCCATCGCGCCAAAAATGGAGTATGTCAAAATCTATGCCGACACTGCGCAAAAGACCAAAGAGCATAACGACTATTCGGTTTTTGAGTGTTGGGGCAAGGGCGAGGATGGAAAGGCTTATTTGCTTGATATGATCAGGGGTAAGTGGGAAGCGCCTGATTTGCGCCGACGAGCCATAGATTTTTGGACAAAGTGCAGCGAGCGTTACCGCGTGCGCGAGATGTGCGTGGAGGATAAGGCGAGCGGAACGGGCTTGATACAAGACATTAAGCGCGATGCTAAAATTCCGATCAAGGCAATACAACGCAATACCGACAAGTTGACGCGGGTGCAGGACGCTATGCCATACATCGAGTCTGGTTATGTCATGATCCCAGATAATGCGCCTTTTGTCAGTGATTTTATCGGTGAATGTGAGACGTTTACAGCGGATAATGCACATGATCACGACGATCAGATTGACCCAATGTGCGATGCGATAGATGATATGCTTGCAAGTAGTCGCAAGGCAGAGCCTAGAGTGAGGTTTTTATGAATTGGCGATTTTGGAAGCGCGAGCAGAAACAAGCGCCATCCTCATACATCCGCACCATGATTATGCGCAATTCCGCATCGTGGACAGAGTTTGGTTTTGTCGCGTTTGCCACTGAGGGCTATGCGCAAAACCCAACGGTGCGTGCGTGCGTGCGTGCGATTGCTACGGCTTGTGCTGATTTGCCGATCACAGTAGTTGACGATCAAGGCAACATCAAGGACAAAGCCAAAATCTTACAGCAACTCAAACGCCCAAACAGCAAACAGACGTATCAACAACTGATTGTTGAGATTGTCACCAACCGCCTGATCAGTGGCGAGGGTGCAATCTACAATCTAGGCGTAGGCTCGCAGCTTGAGTTCATGGCGCTGCGCCCTGACTGGTTGTCGATTGTCGAGACCGAAATGGGCTACCCAAAAACATGGGTATACAGCGCAAGCGACGCAGGCATGTCTGCAATGCGCATCCCCGACGAGATGTTGTGTAAATGGTTTGAGTACAATCCTGTTGGTCGGTATCGTGGCCTGTCGCTGCTGTCGTCGTGCGCGTATGCGATTGATACGCTCAACAGCTATGCGGCATCGAACAAAGCAGTGCTAGACAACGGCGTAACGCCTAGTGGTGTGCTGTCTACAGCCACGGAGCTATCCGATACATCTTTTGGCCGACTACAAACGCAATTTAGCGACAAATACGCAGGCGCAAAAAACAACGGCAAGCCAATGATTCTTGAGGGCGGTTTGTCGTGGCAACAAACGGGCATGTCACCGCGTGAGATGGAGTATATCAACGGCAAGCGCGCCAATGAGCTTGATGTGTGCAAAGTGTTGGGTGTGCCGCCGCAGATTGTAGGCATTGAGGGATCACAGACGTTTGCAAACTATGAGCAAGCGCGGGCATCGTTTTATGAAGATACCGTTATCCCACTGATGAACAGCTTGCTTTCCGACCTGCAACGATACATTGATCCCCGAAATACATCGGGCGGCAGTTTGTGCGTTGAGGTGGACAAGGTCACAGCACTTGAGCCACGACGCGCCGAACGCATGAAAACCGTTGACGGCGTGAACTCACTGACAATCAATGAGAAGCGCGGCATGATCGGCAAGCAAAGCGTTGATGAAGGCGATGTGATTTTAGTACAGTCGAGCATGATCCCGTTGGATTTAGCAGGGGCTGACCCTGTTAGCAGTACGGGCAACTGAGCATGAACGCCCGCCAACGTCTACGCTACGCCCGTGCTATGCTCATGGCGCAGGATCGTCTAAATCTCAAGTTTGGGCGCGTCATTGCGCGTGAGTTGCGGCGCGTATCAAAAGAGTTGGCTGAAGCCTATGCGCTGATGCAGTCTATCCCTGATGACATTAGTCTGCGCCATAGCGTCAACATGCAAGACATCTTGACTGACTTGGCTGAGCAAACAGGCCACAAGTTTTTGAGCATTGACCTGCAAACAAGCCAACCGCTTGACCTGCCAACATACTTGGAGCAGCAGGTGATCAGTACGCTACAGCAAAATGCTCTGCTAGTCGCGCCTGAGATTGTGTCTACTACAGTTGCCACTGCATCGGGTGTAATTGCTAAAGGGCTTGAGGATGGCTTGACTCCTGTTGAGATTGCTAAAGCTGTCGGCAAGCGTATCGGCGGCTCAAACGCCACAGCACGCGGCATGACGATAGCACGCACTGAGGTGGGCAAGGCGGCCAATACCGCGACGTTTGAGCGTGCAGACAAAGCAGCAGATGAGTTGCAAGATGAGATTGTGGTCAAGTATGAGTGGATTAGCACAAACGATGGTAGGGTGCGTGAC